GACGAAGAGCCGAAGCTGGAGATTTATACCGAGTGCCTGCTGCGACTGATGAGCACGGTGCCGGGCGAGCCGAACGGCACGCTGGTGCTCACAGAGACGCCGCTGCTGGGCGTCTCGGACTTGATGATCACGTTCATGCCAGACCTGTCGCCGGAGCCTGACGCTCAGCCGGCGCAGGCGTGGGACATGGGCGAAGAACAGGAAGAGGAGACGGTTGTCGATGAGTAAATCGAAAACAAGTATAGAACTTGCCCAAAGATATTTTCTCGCGGTTGAATTCACTTGAGTAAGTCGGCGATTTTCCTTGATATGGATGACGTACCCCACCTGGGAGATAAAGAGAAAAAGCAGATTCTTGCGGGCGTTCCGTCCTGGCAGCTCCAGGCGCGAAAGTCCGGCATCCCCGGGCACGGCGTCGGCGCGATCTACCCGATCCCCGAAGACGTGATGAAGATCGCGCCGTTCGACATCCCGGCGCACTGGCCGCGCTCGTACGGCATGGACCCGGGCTGGAACTGCACCGCGGTGATCTGGTTCGCGTGGGACATCGACAACGGTTTCAAGGACGCGTCCGGCCAGCAGCGGTACCCGGCGGTGGCTTACGACGAATACTACCGCGGCCAGGCCGACCCGGCGGTGCACGCCGCGGCGATCATGCGGCGCGGCAAGTGGATCCCGGGCGTCATCGACCCGGCCGCGCAGAAGGCGCGCGGTCCCGACGGCGAGCTCCTGATCGACGCCTACTGCCGGCTGGGGCTGAAGGTCAGCAAGGCCGACAACACGGTCGTCTCGGGGCTCGTGCAGACCTGGGACATGTTGTCGACGCAGCAGCTGCGCGTGTTCGACACGCTGACGAACTGGTTCAAAGAGGTCCGGCTGTACCGTCGCGATGAGAAGGGAAACATCATCAAGAAAAACGATCACATTATGGACGCCACCCGCTACAACGTGATGAGCGGGTTCGATGTGGCGAAGGCCCCGCCGGATAGCGAAGGCGGGCTGCCCTGGTTCAGCTGGGCGCCGGAGATGGCGACGCAAGGCGGCGTGTGGAGCAACTAGCTTCAATACGCGCGCTGGAGTATAGGCTCCGGACGTTGGGCGCGATCGTGCTGGCCGACCCGAAGTCGAGGCGGGTATGGTTCTACGCGTACAAGCCAAACGAGGCGGCCCTCCGGCCGCTGGTGCAGCTCATCAAAGGGCGCACAGGTGAGATGGTTGATTTTTTGGTAGCACGCGCGAGCGTAAGGGGTGAGACCACATGAGCGTTACGTTGAAGCTGACCCACGAGGAGGGGATCCGACTGCGACAGCAGTCAGCCCACAAGATCGAATCGAAGAGCCTGACCGGCGAGCCGACGACGATGGTCGAGTGGCGGTTCGTGAAGCGCCCGGCGTCGGACGGCAAGATCGTCGAAGAGTGCCAGCAGGACGAAGACCCGCGGCGCGTCGACGCGAACGGGCGCAAGGCGCAGCTCGGCACGTACACGGTGCACATCACCGCGGGCATGAACAACCTGGTGATCGAGCGCAAGGGCAAGGTCGCCCCGTACAGCTTCAAGAACCCGGCGATCCGCAACCAGGTCCGCGTCCAGCACCAGAAGCTGGTGGACACCGGCCGCAAGACCAAGGACAGCAAGCCGGTGCACGAGTGGAAGAACGACGGCGTGGCAAAGTACGTCCCGCCCAACGCCTTCGACGGCGTTTTTGTTGGCGACGGCCAGCGCGCTATCTTGGATGAGTGCCCGACTTGAAGAGAGTCGATAACCCGCGTTGGCTAGCACAGGAAAAGGGTGAAAAGTTTTACTCCCCTGCAAAGCCGTGCAAACGAGGGCATACGTCTGAACGCCTTGTCTCTTCTGGGGCGTGCCGAGCATGCAACCGAAGCGCTACGGAAAGCGCCGATTTTTTATCGTACAAGCGCGCCACGTACGCTAAGAGGCGAGCATCAGACCCCGCTTTTGTTGAAAAGAACCGTGCTAGAGATCGTAAAAATAGCGGCGTGCCGGAGGCTACTAGGCCAGCACCAGCCACGTGCGAATGCTGTGGAAGAGTGCCGGATAGCCGCGGCCTGGTGCGCGATCACGACCATAAGACTGGAAAGTTTCGCGGGTGGCTTTGTTTTATATGCAATTCCGGCTTGGGCTTCCTAGGCGATGACGAGGACGGCATCGAACGCGCTTTAGACTATCTTCGGAGATCGGTTCCGTGAGCAGTAACGCATCTGATAATTGGGACCTCATAGGCGACGTGCCTGGGCAACGGGGGTCTTTACCGGATAGTCCCGGATTTGAAATTGAAGACGAGGGTGCGTTACTCTCGCGTATACGAAATTTTTATGACGAAGGAGTTGGGGCGTTTGAAGAAAACCGCCGCATGCACTCCGAAGACCTCAATTTCATCTACAACGCCGAAGCGATGGGGCAGTGGGATCCGGTAGTTCTCCAGAACCGTCGAGGCAAGCCGTGCTACACGTTCAACCGCTGCCTACAGCCCGTGAACATGGTAGTAGCCGACATGCGACAGACGCGCCCCGCCGGCAAGGTGCGGCCCGCGTCTAACGGCGCATCCGAAGCTACCGCCGAAGTGTTCGCCGGCCTGTGCCGCTCGATCGAGCAGTGCAGCCGCGCCGACCAGATATACAAAGAGCAGTTCAAGTTCGCCGTCGGCGGCGGCTTTGGCGCGTGGCGCGTCATGCCGACGTACATGCAGGATGACGGCGAGGGTGCGTTCGACCAGGTGGTGCGCATCCTCAACATCGCGAACCCGCAGACGGTGGTATGGGACCCGCAGTGCGCCGACGCGTGCGCGGGCGACGCCAACCGCTGCATCGTAGCGGAGCGCATCTCTGACGAGATATACGAAGCCCTGTACCCGAACGGTAACATGGAAAGTTTCAACGTCTCGCGCGACAGCTACGGCTGGTTCACTGACAAAGAGGTTCGCATCGCCGAGTATTTTGAGCGCGTCCCGCGTAAGAAGTGGATCGCCAAGATGACCGACGGCACCGTGCGCGAGTACGACGCGGACCTCAAGAAAACCGAAGCGCACCTCGAAGAGAAGGGCCTGACGCACGAGAAGAGCGGTGTGACGCGCATCGCGGTCAACAAGAAGACCGGCGCCAAGATGATCCGCGAGACCGTGAAGTGGCAGGTCATGTGGGTCAAGATCGACGGGTCGACGATCCTCGAAGGCCCCTACTATTACGACTGGAAGCGCATCCCCGTCGTCCGCTGCCCGGGCCGGTACATCAACATCGAGGGCCGGAAAAAGTTTCAGTCGCTGGTCCGCCACTCGAAGGATGCGCAGCGCAGCTACAACTCGCGCGCGTCGGACATGATCGAGCGCAGCGCGCTCCTGCCGAAGGCGCCGTACCTCGTCACCGAGACGATGATCAAGGGCTACGAGAACGAGTGGAACCAGGCGAACACCGCGTCCCGCCCGTACCTGCCCTACAACGTGGACAAGAACGCGGAGGGCGGCATGCCGTTCCGCACGCCGCCGCTCGATCTGCCGCAGGGCGCGATGGCGCTGGCGCAGATGTCGATCCAGGACATCCAGGCCACGATCGGGTACTTTGACCCCGCGCTCGGCAACGCCGAAGACATGAACCGCGTCAGCGGCAAGGCGCTCGTGCAGCACACGAAGCGCTCCGACCTCGGCAGCTTTGAGTTCATCGACGGGTTCAGCTCGGCGTTGCAGCTCACCTGGGAGATGATGGTCGACATGATCCCGACCGTCATGGACGCGGAGCGCGTCGAGCGCATTATCGGCAATGACGGCGTCGAGAAGATGGTCGAGCTGAACAAAGAGAACGAGCTCACCGGAGACATCATGCACGACCTGTCGCAGGGGGCGTACGATGTTGAGGTGGTCATCGGGCCCAGCTTCCAGTCCGCCCGCCAGGAGGCGCTCGACACGCTGATCTCGTTCGCTGAGGCCATGCCGCAAGCCGCGCCGATGATCCAGGACCTGATCGCGAAGAACATCGACTCGCCGGACGCGCAAGAGATGTCGAACCGCCTGCGGATACCGCTGATCCAGCAGGGCATCGTGCAGCCGACCGAGAAAGAGAAAGCTGCCGGCGTCGGCGCGCAGAAGTCACAGCAGCAGCAACAGCAAGAGCAGGCGAAGCAGCTAGAGATGCAACTGCTTCAGGGCAAGGCGCAGAAGATGACCGCCGACGCCCAGATCGCTCAGTCGCGCGCTCAGACCGGCCCGATGGAGCAAGAGAAGATCAAGACCACAGTCGCCAACAAGCACCTGGCAAACATCAAGCTGGCGCACGAGATCGGGGCGGGTCAACAGGATCGGCAGAACGACGCGCAGTCGGCGCAGATGGACCTGGCGGCCCAGCACGTCAGCAACCTCCAGGACCTGACGCACGCCGCGCAGCAGCACCAGCAGGACCAGATGGTGGCGCACCACACGGCCGTGAACGACGCCGCCCGCGCGCACTTCCAGGCCAAGGTGGAGACCGACCGGGCGCAGCAGATGCACGAGGCCGAACAGCAGCGCGCCGCCGCGGCGCACGAGGCCGAGATGAAGCGCATGGCTGATAAGCACGCGCTGGCGTTGAAACACGCGCAGGCGCTGAACGAGCAGAAGGTTGCCGCCGCGAAGGCGATGGCCGCTGCCAAGCCCAAGAAGCCGAAAAAGGCTGCTTGATTTTTGATGTCTGGTGAGACCGCCCCGCTGCAGCGCATCGCAGTGTAACAGGAGACAGCAATGGGTTTTTCAAGAGAAGATTTGGAACGGTACGAGAAACAGCCGCAGAAACAGGTCGACGACAAGTTGAACCCGTTCCGCGGTGCGACCCCCGCCCGCGCCGCAGACGCTGCGGCCGTAGCGGCGGTGGCCTCGGGACAAAACGTTGATGCCACTCCGGGAGGCACAGCCGCAGCCGCGGCCCCGGATACGTCAGCCGACGAGGATACCCCCATCGTTGACGAAGACGGAAACCTCGGCGACCCGACCGATTCGGGTGAGGGGACTTCGGACGACAACGCGGACACGTCCACCGCATCCGCCGAACTCAGCGGCGAATCAGACCCCAACGCGGACTTGACCGGCACCGAGCCTGACGAAGAGGCGTCAGCCCGACCGGCCCCGAAGAAAGGATCTGCTGAGGAACGCATAGTCGAGCTGAATGATCTGCTGGAAGGCACGAAGATATTTGGCAAGCATATGCAGACCCAACTCAAAGACGCGCTGGCGGAGTTGGAGCGGTTGAAAGGCGGCGGGACACCTACCGCAGCCCAAACCGCAGCTGCAGCTGCACCCTCCGCGGTGGAAGACGAGCCGATGCCGGACCTGTCCGACCCGGATATCGCCTTCGACAACGACAAGTATCGGGCCAAGATGCAGAAGTGGTCACGAGATCAAGCCAAGATTGCCGCCCGCGAGATTCTCCGCGAGGCGACCGGCCAGGACGAGGCGCTCAAGCGTCGCGCTCTGGTTGAAGAGCGGATCGAGAAGTTCGCAAAGGCGAACCCCGATTACAAGAAGGTCGTGACAGAGAACCCGGTGCTGGCTCAGAACCAGCTCGCGCCGGGCGCAGGTATCGCCGTCGCTCGGTCGGAGCATGTCGCTCGCATCTTGTATGAGTTTGGTAAGGACACCGCGCTCGCCATCCGAACGGCGAAGCAGTCTCCGGAGGAGCAGCTCATCACGGTCGGGAAGATCATCGCGAAGATCGAGGCGGAAGAAGCCACTTCAGGATCCAAGCAGAACGGCTCCAGGCCCGGTGCGCAACACGGGCAACCGAAGTCCATCACCAAGGCGCCTCCTCCGCCCACCCCCACCAGGGGCGGCGGGCGTGCACAATCGCGAGACCCCGTCGACCCCAACATGTCGATGGAGGAATTTGCGAGGCAGCACAGGGGAAGCAAACAGTCGGCCCGCGAACAACATCGGAAGATGCGCGGGCTGAATTAGCACAATCGGAAGGAATCAATGGCTAACTCACTCATCACCGCTCAATGGGTCGCTCGCAAGGCGCTCGTCTTGCTGCACGCCAAGAGCAACTTCACGGGTCGCACGAACCGTGACTACCAGAGCCTGCTGCCCGGCCCCATCAACGGGGTCATCTTGGGTCAACAGCTCTCGATCCGTCTGCCGTTCCAGTACACTTTGCGTACCGGCCCGCAGATGAATGCGCAGAACAGCGTTCAGCGTTTCGCCACCTTGCTGGTCAACCAGCAGCTCGGCGTCGACATCAACTTCACCTCGGTGGAGCGCGCGATGTTGCTGAATAACTTCGAAGAGCAGGTGCTCGAACCTGCCATGGCGCGTCTCGCGGCCGGCATCGAGAACTTCACCACGGGCCAGATCAACAACGTTCCGAAGTTCACCGGCGCCTTCAACACCACCGCGACCTACGACCAGCTGCTGCAGAACGAGCAGTACCTGACGGAAGCGCTGGCGCCCGAAGACGACCGGCGCACGTTCACGGCGACCCCGCAGACCTCGCGGTACTTCGTCCGTGACAACAAGGGCCTCTTCAACCCCGAGTCCACGGTCTCCGACCAGTGGCTGGAGGGCGTGATCGCCGACAAGGCCGCGGGCTACGTCTGCTTCCGTAACACGAAGCTGCCGACGCACGTCATGGGCACGTTCGGCACGACCTCCGTCCCGGTGGTCAACGGCGCGGGCCAATCGAACCCGGGCGCGGGCAACGCGTTCGTGTCGACGTTCACGCTGAACACCAACGGCTGGCAGTCGGGCGTCACCACGCTGAATGCCGGCGATGTGATCAGCATCGCGGGCGTGAACGAGGTCGACCCCGAAACGAAGGCGTCCCTGGGCCGCCCCAAGCAGTTCGTCGTGACCGCGACCATCAGCGACACCGCGGGCGCCATCTCGATCCCGATCGCTCCGGGCATCATCACCGGCGGCGCCTACCAGAACGTCGACAACGTGCCGGCCTCCGGCGCCGCGATCAGCGTGATGGGCCAGTCCGGCTCTGCCGCCCTCACCGCGCTCAACGGCGCGCTGATCAAGCAGTCCCTCGGCTGGTACCGGGACGCGATCGTGTTCGCGAACCCCCCGATGCTCGACCTCAGCCCCCTCGTCAAGATGACGGCTGCGGAAGCGTTCGAGGGGTACAACATCCGCTTCGCGCAACAGTGGGACCCGTCCAACGACGTGCTCCCGGCTCGTCTCGACTCGATTGTCGGCGCCGTGCTCGCTTACCCCGAGCTCGCCGTGCGGAACATCGAAGTCGCGTCGGCTGCCTAACCCATAGGAATATAGAACATGGCAAACATTCAAGTAGGATATGGGCACGGCGACGTTTTCGGCATCCCGTTCGACTTCTACGGCGGCGCGACCCTGGTGACAGGGTCGACCATCACGATGCAGACGGCCGAGCTGGTTCTGAACCCGCCCGGCGCGATCTCTGTCACCGTGAACCTGCCGCTGAACCCGGTCGACGGCTGCCACGCTTCGATCAGCAACGTCTCCGCGTCCACCCTCACCCTGACGGCGGTCAACGCCAACACGGGTGACACCATCAGCAACCTGGGGCTCACCGCCCCGACGGCGCTGACCCCTGCGGCTCTGGCGACGGCCGGAAGCGCGAGCAACACCATCCGGTACATGTACACCCTGAACGGCTTCCAACCGGCCTCGGGGGCGGCGGTCTCGCCGCGTACCTGGTTCCGCGTGCAGTAAAAGGCGCCGCTGCCCTCACCCAGCAGGCGCTAATGGTGAACGTCCACCACCTTAAGTAGACGCGACAGCCGGAGAGACGGCACTGAATTCAACCGAGAGGCGCCGTGGCTCAGACCAACCAGCAGATCATCACCGAAGCGTTCCAGATCCTGGGCGTGGTCCGCGAGGGGCGGCAGCCGACGGCGACGCAGTCCGCCAACGGGATGACGATCCTCAACGACAACATGCTCACGCAGATGCGTGACGGTTGGGGCAACATCGGCTGGTACCCGCAGACCATCGCGCAGCTCAACAGCACCGCGCCTCTCAGAGACGAAGACATAGCCGACGTGAAGTACGCCTTGGCCGCGTGGCTGTCCGCGCGCTACGGCATCACGATAGCGCCGCCGGAGAGCCCGGACGACATGTTCTCGCTCGCGGGCATGATCGCCGGCGCGTTCCGGCGCCTCACGAAGCGCTACCTCAGATACACCGAGAGCGACCTCGGCGAGCTCTCGCGCCCGCAAGGCGGCCCGTGGGGCGGGCCCAACTGGCTGTGACGTATGGGCAGAGCTGAACCAAAGTCGATCCCGCTCCCGCTCGCGTCGTACCAGCTCGCCGACCTGCGCGCTGCGTCGAAGCGCCTGATCGGGTGCTACCCCGAGCCCGCGCCGCAGTCGCAGCCTGACGATATGAAGTCGCAGCAGCCCGCGGTGCTCCGCCGCTGGCCTGGGATCTCGACATTCACACCCAACAGCCTCTCGAACCAGATACGCGGGCTGTGGGAGATGGCGGGCACCGTCTACGCCGTGGTAGGGTTCGACCTCTATACGGTCAGCTCGCTCGGAACGTACTCCATAGTTCCCGGCTCGTCGGGGCAGATCAGCGGCTCCGGCTTCGTGCGCATGACCGACAACGGTGCGTGCCTGGTGATTCTCGTGCCTGGCACCGACACCTGCGTCACGTACACACCGTTCAGCGGTGGCGGCGGAGTGCAGCAGCTGACCAGCTCGTTTTTCTTGGCGCTCGGCGGCGCGATCGACTGCTGGTTCGTCGACAGCTACATCGTGTTCCTGGCGAACAACAACAACGGCAACGGCTCGTACACGTTCTTCAACGACGACGGCCGCCAGGTGTCAGGCAACGCACAGATCACCTTCACCACCGCGGCGTCGTTCAACCGGCAGTTCGGCACCGACCCGTTCTACGGCATGTGCGTGGACCACCGCGAGGTCCTGATGCTCGGGTCGCGTTCGACTGAAGGGTTCCTCAACACGGGCAACCCCACAGGATCTCCGTTTAGCGCGGCGTCGGACACCTACATGCCGTACGGCGTGCACCCGCAGTGCCCGTACAGCATCGCGCTCCAAGACAACTCGGTGCTGTGGGTCGCCAACGACCTCACCGTGCGCCGCCGCAACGGGCAGACCCCCGCGCGCATCTCGACCGCCGGCGTCGAGGCGGTGCTGTCGAACGCCAACAAGTACGGGCTGCTCACGGGCACGTACGCGCTGTCGTCGCCGGCCGGCGGCCCCACCTGGAACGGGCACCCGTTCTACGTGCTGACCATCCCCCTAGCCGAGCGGACGCTCGTGTACGACTGCGTGACGCAGGAGTGGTTCGACCTGGTGTCCGTGCTCAACGGCCAGGAGATCCAGTACCGCGGGCTCTCGTACCTGAACGCGTTCGGCAAGCAGCTGGTCGGAGACTCCGAGAGCGGCACCATCGGGTACCTGGACGACACCGTGCAGAACGAGTTCGGCAACGCGAACGCGCCCGTCGTCTGCGCGTTCACGACGCAGCCGCTCTACAGCGGCAACAACCGACAGATCGTGCGCCGCGTGGAGGCCGTCGTGACGGCTGGATCCGGCCCATCTTTTGCTGTCGCGCCCCGCATCGACCTGCTGTTGTCTGACAACTGGGGCGAGACCTACGACTCGTCTGGCGATGACTCGCAGACGCTCGGCGTGGCGGGGGACACAGCGAACCGCGCCGTGTGGTGGAACCTCGGTCAATACTACAGCCTGGTCATGCAGTTTCGCGTTACGGACGCGTCGCCCACATTCTCCGTCGACATCACCGCGATGGTCGACCCGTGCAAGTGGTAGCGTGGCGATAAATCTCCCGTCGAAGCCGGGCATCACCGGGGCGTCCGTTCTCTCGGTGCCGGACCAGTGGAGCCCGTCGTGGTTCCGCGGGTTCGTCAGCAACTTGCTGAAAGGCGCCGACGTGCGCAACGCGCAAGGCATCAACGGCATATCGGTGAGCGGCACGATCGCTAGCCCGTACGCTACGATCAGCTTCAACCCGACTACTACAACAGTTACCGCACCGGCAGCAGGAGGCGCCGGTGCTTTGCCGGCGACGCCGGCGGGCTATGTGACCATCCTGGTGAACGGGGTGCCTCGCAAAGTCGCTTACTACTAGGAGACAGAGTTACATGGCGCTTTTGAAGTGGACGATGGAATCAATATGGGCAGCTGTGGCAGTAGTAATCACCACCGCCGGCGGG